TGACATAAGGAACCATCTTAGTATACATCTTATCAAAACTTGCCAAATTGATTAGGTAGTTCTGAATATAAGTGTTGATATCACTAATTTTAACATAGGTAGAAAGTAGAGTGGTCAACGCAGATATATCATCTACTGCTTTACAGAGGACATTAATAACTTCCTGAAGAATAACATGAGTCCCATCTTGAGCATCAGCCCTGAGACAATTAGTATCATAAGGAGCTTCAATAACGTCTATTCTTTCTCTTTCAACAATGAGTTGTTCTTCAATGCTGCATATTGCTCTTATTACAGCTGTAAGAACCTCTACTAAGGTAGGATCAGTAGGAAGATATCCTTTTACAATATCACAAACATATCCTGTTTCAATTACAGGAAATATACCTGTTCCATTATATACAGTGACTAGATAATCAGTAATAGCTTTTTCAACTGCTTCAAGAGGATCACCCTTTTCAATACCTAGAAAGTCAATATCATTTCCTGTGTATTTTACACATTTATCTGAGGTGGTTTCCACACACCCGTTAAAACAATTTGTGCATCCCATTGGTTTATATATTAAGATGTTTTATTTATAGTATTAGTTTGGATTATTCTCCATTGTTGTAGTAGTAGTGGTAGTTACAGAACGAGTAGTTGTTGTTGTTGTAGTAATAATAGTATAATTGTCCACACCACTACAGCCCTTACAGATGGATCCAGCAGTAAGACGATTTACCTTGCTAGCTATTTCGTCTACACTATAGTTGTCACAATAGTCGGAGTTTACATGCTTAAAGGTAAGAATTCTTCTGTAGTTCAGCAAATCAATTATTGTAGTTGCTGAAATAGAATTATTTAGCATAAACACTACATTTCCATATAAGGCAGATCCAAGGTTTATCAGCTTACAATCTATCTTACATAAAAGTATAGAGATGTCAGTACACTCTGAACAAGTGGTAAGTCTTGGTTGTAACATTGGTTATTCCCTTCTTAATTTTTCTACACGTTGAACAAAGTCCGTTAACTAGTTGACATCCACACGATACCTTCTTTCCACATCCACGACAGATATTTTTCATATTAATTAGATTTGAAAAATAAATTTTTAGTATGTCTATATTTACCAGAGATTACTCGTGATTGAGTATTTCGCCTTTTTGATAAACTTGTACTACTCCCTACATATAGTTTATTATTTACAAGATTTGTTATCTTATAAATTCCTGTCGACATACTATGAAAAGTTTATAATATAATTGTTTCCTGAACATCCACAATCTGCTGATATAAAAGAATTCAGCATTTTGTCTGCCTGAATATAAAGCTTGGTTGCTCCTACAACAGCACAGTTATTTGCTGATGCTATGGATGCTTGTATGAAGAAATAGATACTCATCAAATCTACCTTGGCTTGTTTCTTTATAGCCTTATCACATTCCATCATATCAAGTTTCATGAAAGCATTATCAAACTTCTGTTGAAGTTTATCTACTCTCATAATCCTTTTTGTAACAGAGGCTACTGTTTCTCCATCAATCATATAGGAGATACAATAGTTTCCATCAGGAAGAGGTTCAGCTGTTGTTGATATACCTAAATCCACTGAGTCATAAATATTTACAGTTTCAGTAGTGAAAGGTAAATCTGTCACTGTGTCAAATCCTGGTACCTCTATAGTAAGAGTAACTGAGGGAGGAGCACCACTATACACTGAGTTGTCAACGACAGCCAATGTAGTAAGATCATATGTGGGGATGATTAAAATATCTATGATATCTGCCATCGTTATTTATTTAAAACAAACGCCAAGAGGATCTGAGGGAGAATCCTCTTTACCTCTTGGCGTTCATTACGGATTAAAAAATTTATTAGACTCCGCTAGTAGTTGTGGATGTCGTAGTGACACAAGTACCACTTTCATTAACAGGAGTACCAAGAGCTGATGTAAGTATAGTAGAAACAACACCTGCTTCAGTACTTCCTTTCTCAACAGCAATGATCACCATATTATCTTCAGGAACATAATCCCCCCAATTCTGAGAAGATTTGTCAAAGTCATTGAATTTAATATAGTAGGTATCATAGACAGTTCCATCGGTAACCCAACTTTCATAATTACCGTTATATCCCATCATCCTATACAGATGTTTCAGATATCCAGCCTGATAGCTGTAGAAGTTCTTCTCCATCTGTTTGATTTCCTCAGAAGTTCCTTTTGCATAATTGGAATTCTGAATAGTTGTAGATACAGCTACGATATTGCAGGCATCACTAACAATGAAATCAGCAGTAGTAGCAGGTCCACTATAAACAAATGTTCTGAACCACATCCTGTCATATTCAAATGGAAAAGCAGCAACATCACAAGGCTGACCATATTTGGTAAGAGCTTTACCTTCGATCAGTAATGATGTACCTGTATTGGTGAAAGTGAAGAACTGTGACAAATAAATATTGTCAGGATTGCTCCCTGTATAAGTATCATCAGGAAGATAACTAGGAGCGACTGCTTCTAGTTTTTCAATGAAAGCATCAATGAGATCTTCCACATCAACATCATCACAAGGACTCTCACCACATTCGCAGCAAGGAGCAATGACAGTGACACTGCGTGTTAATCCATTGAAATAGAGTGTATCAAGATAACTTGAATGAGCACGAATGGTTAAAGTAACTTCGTCTCCACATTTAGCAGACCAATCATCAATTTCGATGATCTGATTAATTGGAGTGGCACAGCCTGTCACCTTATAAAATTCAGTAACATTGCTCTTGCAGTAGGTTGAAACACAACCTTTTATTTTATCAGAACGTTTACTGCCCTGTAAGTAGGTATTTGTTCTACCTTGGGCAACATAGAAGTAGTCAGCCTGTGCAATGGTAGGCGTTGTAGCCTGTGTTACAAGTTTGTAATCTTGGTTAAAGAATCCAACTTGACCAGCAGTTAAAGCCTGTGTAGATCCTGTGCTAGGAAATGTTTTCCCAACAGGTACTACAAACAGAGTAGTCAAAGAAAAATCAGCCATTTTGTTTTGGGTTTTAAGGTTAATAATTATTCACTTTTTTGTATTCTACTTTGAGCTGTACTCATTGCTCCAGCATTTTCAGTATATCCTGCGATATCCTGTACAGCTAAATCAACAAGTTCATCTTCCAAGTAATTTTTTAATTCACAATCTTGATCTACAGAACTGGTTCCATCCAACTTTACATATCCTGCCTTATCTATGTATTTTGGATATCTCATGTAGGACAGATAGAGTTTTGTAGGTGTAAATGTTCCATCTGTAAAGATGGCAATTTCATCAGAGGCTATATATGTACAGGTTTCCTGATATTCAAACGAGGGTTTGTAATGAACATTGTTTAATACAAACTGAAGATCACCATGACTTAACAAGTCTCTATTGATCCATATCTGATGATCCTTACATTTTCCCTTATCAGCAAGAATATAAGCATCGACATAGAACATGTATGCAGGAGATATGCCTGACAAAGAAGCCACCCACTTATGTAATTGTTTATCTGTAAGTGTGAGATTGAGAGGATGATCTTCAAAGTTTTCTATAATCTTTTGCAGATCTTCGTATCTCTTTCTCGTTGAATCCATTCCTACTCCAGCAGGACTAGGAGGACCATCCACCTTTTGTTTAATCAGTTTTAGTTGTGCCTCATTTAAGGCTAATATCTTATCTTCCAATTGAATCTGCTGATGCTCGTTTGTGGATAGCTTATTTAGTTTCTGATCTATTTTATATAATAAACTATCTACGGGTATCATACGGCAGCAAGTTTCTTCATTTTAAGTTTACCTTCTAATGTCATCAAATCATCCTGATGATCATCATCTGCAAGATATTTTACAAGTTCATCTTCATCTGTAGCCACTTCAGATTCTCCTTCATAGATTTTACCATTTGGTTTCACTCTATATATAGAGAGTTGAATTGCTTGTTTAATTTCATCTTTTATATGGAGTAAGTTTTCTTTCATGTCAGCAAATCTGTTAAACACCTCAACAGTTGACAAGCCTTGATAAGTTCCAGATTTGAATTCAGTTTGCTTAAGAATATTATCCACCTGATTGTATACTGATTCTTCAGTGGTACTGTCTGTAACAGGAAGCCCTAAGAGTCTAGCCACCTTCTTTTTCTTATCAGGTGTCATGCTGTCAAACTTTGAAATTGCTTTGTTGATAAGTACTTTCTTCTTAAACATTACAACATTCTCAATATCATCATCTGCAACATAGAACTGCGTTTCAGCAGGAAAGTCTCCTCTCTCCCATGCCTGATAACTACTGGCAATGGTAGGATGTACTCTTAACCAAGAAAAGGCAAGTTCCTGAAGTGGAGAGTTAGTATCAAAATAGTTATCTCCATCCATCAACTTTACCGGCTGAACATGAAGACTATCATCAGTTGATGTAGAAAGACTATAGTTCCAAAAAGGAGCACGAACACCAAGATCAATTCCTCCAAGAGCAGCTTGTAATTTTTCTTTTAATTTGCTTACTCTGGTTTGTTCAATTTCTCTTTCGGTGGGATCACTTATCCGTTTAATGTAGGCCGCATCTTTATCAAGTCCTGTCCTATATTTCCCATCCATTTCCTTATAAGGATATTTGAATACACCTGTTCCGGGAATACGTGTAAGTCCTTTTTGTGATAATCCTCCTTGCATTGTCTGTAATCCGCTAACTGAATAATCTTTCTTGATAGTGGAAATCTTGCCAATTTTACCCATATAATGTAGTTATTAGTTTAAATTCAAAAAGAAGAAGGCTCCCTCAATAGTTAGAGGGAGCTTTCTTAATATTTAAAATTGTGGTATCTCTTCAATAAGAACTGTACGAGACAGATCTTCTATGAAGATATCACAACGGTCTTTCATCCAGAGTTCATATCCCGGGAATTTATTTGCTGAACTCATACCCTGAGATTTTGCAAATCCCAAGTGATGGCGAGTTCCATCTATATATCCCCAAGTCATTGAAGGAGCACCCTGCATTCTCACTTCACGAATATTATTAACCATAGAACCATCACTCATTGGAGAGACATCAAACACCATGAATACAGGTGTGGATTTCTTATTCTGACCAAATTCAAGATTGCTCTGTGGCAGGTCAAGTTCTTTCAGATGGATGAGTTCTACCCTTCCAGTTTCACGAGTAACCATTGCATCAAATGCGAAGTTATAAGTGATATGCTGACCTTCACCCTGCAGATAACGATTTCCACTATCAGCCATGAATGTCAAACCAGAATTGAGAGCATCATTCTTAAGAGCCTGCTGGAATACATCAAATCCTGCTTCATTGGTATACATCTTTACATGACGGTCTTTTACATCAACACGTCTGTAGAACAAATCACCAAATACAGAACGAATAAGATTTGCAGAGAATTCTCCCCTGTTATACTGAACAAGGTTTCCATTCATACGCATCCTATGGTATACACCAGCTGAGGTACGTTTAAGTTCCTGCTTGCTACCACCTGTTTTCACAGTACCTGGCTTACTCCAAATCATACGCTTGACTTTCAATTCAAGCATACTCTTACGCATCCAGAACTCAATAAAGGGTTCCCATTTAATATCATTACGGGTGAGAGGAAGCTGGTTCCTGCGCTGAGGAGCATAGACCAGAATATCAAGAGGTTTGCCAGAGGCATCTCTCATCATCTTATCATCAGCCCATTCAGTAATCTTGTGTTCAAAACCATAAGCTGAACCCAAGGATTCAAACATCATGATTTTTTCACCAAGACGAGGAAGACCAAGAAGATCCTGATCAAATTCACCAATCACTCCATCAATGAGTTCAAGTTCAACTCCTATCTGAAGGAAGGTGCTGCTAACATAGTCAATGACAGGATTGTCACTTACAAGAGTAAATGAATAAAGATAACCCATGTTATAAGGCATAGGATCTTTAATAACATAAAAGCGAGGGCCATACTGACGAGAACCTACAGATACAATTGCATTTTTAGAGAACTCATTAGTGTCCAACACTAGTTGAAATTCCTGACCATCAATCCCTGGCTTCTGTAAAGCTACTGTAGAAGCAGGAATGTCAATGATTTTTGGGAATTTGTAAGGAACTTGTACTTCCCATTTCCAAGCATCGCTGTTATTGTCGATGTAGTAGGGAGTACTTTTG